TTCATAGATATAACCTTTCGTCTTTCTTTGTTTGACTTTAGGTTCGATACACTGTTTAAATGGTTTGATTTCAATAATCATCTTTTTAATCATACCATTTGATTCTTTGACCTTGATATAAAAGTCTGGAAAGTATCTGTGGTATCTGTTATCAATGGGTGAACGATAGGGAACAATAACTTCTTCACTTCCCCATTCTAAAATATTCTGGTTATTATCACAATAAACCATGAATTTTCTTTCCCATAAGGAACGATAAATGATGTTATCGGGATCACCCTTATATTTTTTAGGATAAGATGGTGTATATTTTCCCTTATATGACATCTAAATAACTAATAATAAAGTAGTCGTACAGGTATTTAGAGTGGCAAATAACCTTGTCAAAGCAATTACAACTCGTGATGTTAAGGAGTTAATAGGACAACCAGCACTTACTAATAATTATTTGGTTTACATACCGGTAATTTCTTCAACGATTGGGAATAATCAAAAATTAGGAACACATATAGAAAATTATGGTAGATTGACTGATGGTGAGTTTTTAAAAGAAAAAATAGGACTGCTCTGTTCTGATGCATCATTGCCTACCTCATCATATGCAACTGCAGAAGTCAAAGATAATTTCGTAGGAGTAACACAAGAATTTGCTCATACTCGTTTATATGCTGATACTGATTTTACTTTTTATGTTGATAAAAACTATGATTCTATAAAATTCTTTGAGGCATGGATGGATTATATCTCTGGTGCTGGTGAAGTATCTCAAAGTGATAAATTAAAAGGACCTGGATATTTCAGAAGAATGGCATATCCAGATTATTATAAGGTTTCTGAAATGTCTATAACAAAATTTGAAAGAAATATTAGTGGAGAACAATTAAAATATACATTTATCAATGCATTTCCAAAATCAATGACTGCAATTCCAGTTGCCTATGGTGCCGCTGATTTACTTAAAGTGACAGTAAGTTTTAACTATGATAGGTATGTTATGGACCGTGAAAATGAAGAAATATCAGCACTTGCTGAAGATGCCGGAAGATCTTTCACGGAAATGGGAGCAATTATGAATGGAGGTTTGGAAACACTTATAGAATAGCGTTCTAAATAATCACAACTGAAGTTATAATGGGTTACTATGCCTTTACCTAAAATTAATACACCGACCTATGAGTTGGTATTGCCATCTAATGGAAAGAAAATTAAATATCGTCCCTTTTTAGTCAGAGAAGAAAAAATTCTGATTATGGCAATGGAATCTCAAGATATGAAACAGATTAGTAGTTCTATTGTTCAAATTCTTGGTGATTGTATTATTACAAAGGATGTTAAGGTAGAATCTCTTTCGACTTTTGATATTGAGTATTTGTTCTTGAATGTTCGTGCCAAGTCTGTTGGTGAAACTGTGGAGGTCCCTGTAACCTGTCCTGATGATGGTGAAACTCAAGTTGAGGTGGAGATTGCAATTGACTCTATTAAAATCCAAAAAACAAGAGGACATAAAAACATCATTAAACTTGATGATGAACTTATGATGAAATTGAAGTATCCATCAATGGATCAATTTATTGAAAATAATTTTGAAACCTCAGAGAAAGGTAGTGAAGTAAGTCAGTCTCTTTCAATGATTACATCTTGTATTGATACGATTTATAATGAAGAAGAGAGTTGGGAAGCATCTGATTGTACTAGAAAAGAACTTGATGAATTTATTGAGCAATTGAATACAAAACAATTTAAAGAAGTTGAAAAGTTTTTCTCTACGATGCCCAAACTTTCTCATAAAGTAAAGGTTAAAAATCCAAATACTGATGTAGAATCTGAAGTTGTTCTTGAGGGATTAGCAAGTTTTTTCAGTTAAGTATGGCCCATACAAGTCTTGAGTCATACTATAAAGTAAATTTTGCCCTGATGCAGCATCATAAATATAGCTTAACAGAGTTAGAAAATATGATACCCTGGGAGAAAGAAATTTATTTAACTTTACTCCAGCAATATGTCGAAGAAGAAAATTTAAAGGCACAACAAGAGAATGGCATTCAGTAGTCAATTACTCAAGGCACCATCTATAACATCAAAACCTAAATTGACGAAGACTAATGTCTCTTCTTCAATGTTTCGTGGTGCTAAATCTCCTATTGGGTCTTCGACTACAATAAAAATCCCCAAAGGAATGGGATATGGTGGTAAAGCAGGAACAGTTGATCCAAAATACCTCCAAACTAAAACTACACCTATTGATCAAACTCTTGCAGAGACTAATAATATTCTTGTAGAAATTCAAAAGCAACTTGCATTTGATTATGTAAGTAGGATTGAAGATGAAAAAAATGCTATAAAATCAATTAAGGCAGCAGAATCTAAAAGAAAATTTGCGGCAAAAGAGAAATCTGTAGAGGGTGTTAAAAAAATTGGTGGAGCAATAGGAGGAACGGTAAGTAAAATTGCCGCACCAATTAAGGGTATTTTTGATAAAATAAAAGAATTTTTTGGACTAATACTAACAGGTATTGTTACTAATGTAGCATTTGAATGGTTAAAAGATGAAAAAAATCGAGAACGATTAGGTAATATTTTTACATTTATTGGAAAAACAATTCCATATTTATTAGCAGGTCTTCTTGGACTAAAGTTAATTAAGTGGGGTACGAGATTATTCAGATTAGGAAGATTTTTATTTAAACTTCCTGGTAGAATTTTAAGAGTATTTGGTATTGGAGGAAGAGCATCATCTCGTGGTGCCGGTGCTGCCGGTGATACTGCAACTGGTAGGGGTGGATTATTTAGAAATGCTGCCGGACAAAGAAGAGGTCTTAGAATGGGCACGGCAACTCAATCTAGAGTTGTTCCGGGTAGATTTAATGTTGCTGGTGGAGCAGTTAGGCAAAATGTAGATGTAATAACAAGACAGAAGAGTTTATTCAACAAAACAATTCAGGGATTAGAAGTAACTGGTAAAAAATTTGGTAGAAACTTTCTTAAGGTTTTGGGTGCCGGACCAGGAAAGAAAACATTAGTTAAATCACTCTTAAAATTTGCCAGACCAATCTTAAAAAGAATTCCTATTGTAGGAGCACTAATTGATTTTGCTCTATCTGTAGCACTTGGAGAAAATCCTGGTAGGGCAGCATTTGGTGCAATTGGTGCTGCACTTCTTGGAACAATTGGAACCTTCTTAGGTGGTCCGATTGGAACATTTATTGGTGGTCTTGCCGGTGATTTTGCAGGAAGACAACTTTATGATTTATTCTTCAATAAGAGTAGTTCTAAGGATGTTGCTAAGGAACAACAAGAAAGTGCAGTTAAGACTGGAAAAATAGATAAAAGTAAAGTTGCATTTAATCGTGGTGGCACAGTTCCCGGAAGTGCGATATATGCATCCAATGGAATGACTATTCCTGGAAGAGGATCAGGAAATGTTGATAGTGTAAGTGCAATGCTTGCACCTGGTGAGGAAGTTATAAAAACATCATCTGCAAGATTGTTCAGACCACTATTAAAAGATATTAATGATAATGACGGAAGATTGTGGACGGCATTCTCTATGGGAATCAATAAACTTTTGATGGTTTCTAAGTATCAGGATGATGTCAATAAAGAATTCTCGAAGGTAATAGAGGATCAAGACAGATATCAAAGAAATCTTAAGACTAAAAGACTTTCTGAAGCAACTGGAGGTGGAAGTAGATCTCCTGCTAGATTTACACCTAAGACACCAAAGGTCACTAATGTTAATTTAGTTCCACAATCTGGTGGTGGAATGACATTTTTACCAATGGTTCTTCCGACTCAAAAATCTAAACCACCACAGATTCCACAAATGCAGAGTCCTGCGACTGAAGCACCAAATATTTCTTCAGTAAATCCTGGAAATCCATTTATGATGCTAACTCCAGAATTATATGGAATAGGATAAATTATGGAAAATCAAGTCACTCAACTAAAACTTAATGTTACTAATATTAAGAGTTCTTTATTGTCTTCTAATAAGCAATTAAAGAAACTTAAAACTGATAAGAAAAATTTATTTTTTAAATTAGAAAAGAAACAAGAATTAAGAGCAGAAGAAACACGACTAGAGACTTCAAAATTAGGAATTGGTTCGGGATTCTCTAAAATTATGAGTGCCGTCACTTCTCCTGTTAGAAGTATTTTTGATAGAATTCTTGATTTTATTGGATTGATTGCTGCTGGAATTTTAATTAATAATTTACCTATTATTATAGAAAAAATACAAGAATTTTTTAATAGTGATTTTATAAAGGGTGTTGGTAATGTATTGGGTATAATTGGGAATGCAATTTTAGGACTTGCAAAATTTGTTGGAATATTTCCAAAATCAGAACAAGATCAAGTTGAAAAAAATATAAAAGAAACTGATAAAAGATTTGATGAAAATATAAAGGATGCGGATGCCGCAGAAAAAGATATAGTAAATCTGGAAAAATTTCTAGGACAGACTGATAGTGGAATTGATGAAGAACCCATAGAACCTATAGATTCTGATTCATCAATACCACAATCAATATTAGAAACACCAATATCTTCTAGTCCTAGTAATACTGAGTCTAATACGAAAGAAATAACGGCATCAAAACCGGCACAATCATTTAATTCTGGAGGAACAGTAAGGAGTGAAGGACCTTCACAAACTCCTTCCTTAGCACAAAAACAAACATATACACCACAAAAGAGTGGTGTTTCTAAAAAAGTGCAAAGAGATGCTAATGATGGATTTACAAATTTTCCCATAGCAGTAGATAATATTCACAAATCCACTAAAGAACAAGAAAAAAATATAATAGCATTCTCGAAGATGCTAAAAGATTCTAGAGGACTTGGTACTACATCTTCTTCTAGTGGTAGTCCTGGTGGTCCTAATGGTCCTGGTGGACCTAGTGGCAACGGTGGAGGTTTAGTAAATATTCCTGGAGGAGGAAAAATTTCTGGTAATGCCTCAGTAACTCAAAGAAATGATCCAGATGCTGAACAGACTGGTATTGATATTTCATTAAGAGATTCTGATGGAAATTTTGCTAATGGAGCACTAATTCAAAATCCATTTCAATCTTTGACCATTACAAGCACTGGTAGTCAAATTAATCCGAATGGGTCTGGATATGGGAATTATGTTACTGGAGAAACATTAATAAATGGTAAAAGATATGAATTATTGATTGGTCATTTAGGTAAAATTTCTGTTTCCAAAGGTCAAATCTTAAATTCTGGACACATACTTGGCACTCAAGGGATGACTGGTAGTTCTACTGGACCCCATGTTACTACACATATTAATGCCTTAGATGGTGGAAATCCTCAAACAATTTTAAATGCTGTTGAAGATTCTTGGATTAATGGAACTGTGGTTAAGACAGATGAAAAAAAATCTAATAAAGGTCCCACACTTACTCCTAGTCAACAGAATAAATACCGAAATAATAAGGGTGGTGGTTTGCGATTAAATAGAAGTATGAATAACCAATCAGTATTCATATATGCTATTCAACCACAAGAAACTTTTGTTCCTTTTCCATATCCAATGCCAATAGAAACTCCGGCACCTTCTTCATCATCAACTCCACAACTATCAGCAATATGGAGAACTTAAGATAATGGCAAGTGCATCCCAAAGATCATCATTTGAAACATTTCAGATTATAAAAAATGGAAAAGTTGTAGACATTAGTGGTAATGGTCCAAGTGCGACAAAGGCTACTACCTTTGATTATTATGAAAGTATTCTTTCTCCAAATGTTACTGCAATATTGACTGTAGCAGATACTGCATCTTCAGTTGAATATGATCCAAAATATGATAGGCAAGAACGATTAGGAACATTAAGTTCTGCACTACCACTTACTGGTGATGTATTTGTTAGATTTAAAATTGCAACAAAATATGGAACATTAAATTTTTCAAAAACTCCATTAATTTTTGATAAAGAAATAATTCCAAATCAAGAATCAAATCGTGAAGGTATTATATTAAATTTATTTTCGGGATATTCTAAAGCAACTCAACTTCCTATAAAAACAAAATATACTGGAAATATTACAAATTCTGTTAGGAGATTGCTTAAAGATTATCTAAAAGTTCCTGAAGAAAAAATTTTTACATCACCTTGTCGGAACTCTATGAGTTTTCATGGATGTAATGAATCATTATATAAAGTTCTTTGTGAAAAAGTTGCTCCAAAAACAGTTCCTG